CTATATTTCATTAAATAATTATGGTTTAATTTTGTTATTAAAAATTGTTAATAAAAAAAAAAAATAAAAAAGAATAAAAAAGAATGAAAAAGAATGAAAAAAGAATGAAAAAAGAATATATTTTAACATTTAAAATTAATTTATTTTTATATATTATATAAAGAAATGGTTTTTCATAAATGTGATCTTTGTAATTTTTCTTCTAAATTAAAACCTAATTATATCAGACACCTAAAAACAAAAAAACATTTAACCAATGAAAAGAATTATGAAGAAGAAAATAAAAAAAAACTAGAAAAAGGACTAAAAAAGGACTTAAAAGGACTTTTTTCAGGAAAAAAAGGACTCAAAAAGGACTTAAAAGGACTTTTTTCAGAAAAAGGATTCCAAAAAAATGTTTTTTTTCAGGAAGAAACGGACCGTTTTGTTTGCCAGTATTGTTTTAAGTCTTTAAAAACAAGACCAATTATGCTGCGACATATAAGAAAAACTTGTAAAGAGAAAAAGGAATTGGATAAATCTGAAAATGAAAAAAAAGAATTAAAAGAAATTATTGAATCTCAATCAAATAAAATTAATAAGATTGAAAAAAAATTAGAAAAGAGTGTTAAACAAATAAATAATACACAGAATAATAATAATACACAGAATAATACTATCAATAATATACATATCAATAATTATGGAGAAGAGAATTTAGAAATGCTAACTGACGAGTTCAAAGAGCGTTGTATAACTCGACCATTTTATGCGATTATTGATATTATAAGAAAAATTCACTTCAATGATGATTATCCCGAAAATAAAAATATGAGAATTGTAAATAAAAGAGATAATAAGATTCAGGTATTAACAGATGGGAAATGGCAATATAGATATAAAGATGAAGCAGTGAAGTACGCTTTTGACGATAGTAATGAGAAATTAGAACAATTTTATGTGGAAAAATCACATAAATTCCGGAAATTTATAAAATTATGCTGTGAAGATATTATTAAAAATATACATGAGTGTGAGCCAGACCTAATGAAGGAGTTGTATAAAGAAATGGATTTGATATTATTAAATGGATGTTAGAAATTTGTAATTTTAATAAAATTTTTTAATTTTATTTTCAAAAAAAAATTTTTTTTTTTAAATTTTTTTTTTTGAAATCTCTCTCTCCCTGAGTTTTTTTTTAATAGAAAAAAAAAGCGTAAATTTACTGAAATTTCCTTATTAAAACTATATTTTCTTAAATAATTATGGTTTATATTTCTTATCATAATATCTCTAAAATAAAACGCGCAAAAAACTCGCAAAAAACTCGCAAAAAACGCGTAAAAACTCGCAAAAAACGCGTAAAAACGCGTAAAATTATAATTTAAAAAAATAAAATATTTAGATATATTATAACAAAATGAATAGTTATAATTGCGAATATTGTAATTATATAACAAAAAGAAAAAATGATTTTAATAGACACCTAAATACAAAAAAACATTTAACAAATGAAAATAATGAAAAGAAATATGAAGAAGACAATAATAAAAACTACATTATGGATACACAAAAGATACATAAAGATACACAAATTGAAAAAAAAGATACACAAAAGATACATAAAGATACACAAATTGGGGAAAAAAATACTCAAAAGCTAAAAAAAAACACAATTTTAGGAAAAAAAGAAAAAAGTGAAATTTGTGATTTTTGTGCTAAAACATTTAATACTAGAAAAAGTATGTTACGACATATTAGATTATATTGTAAAGAAAAGAAAGAATTGGATAAAATGGAAAATGAAAATTCCAAAATTATTGAAAAACAGAATAAATTTATTGAATTTCAAACAAAACAAATTAATAAATTATTAGAAAAAAATGGGAAACAAATAAATAACACACAGAATAATACCAATTCAAATAATACTATTAATAATACTATTCATATCAATAACTATGGTGAAGAAAACCTAGAAATGTTAACAGACGAATTTAAAGAACGTTGTATAACACGGCCATTCTATGCGATTATTGATATTATTAGAAAAATTCACTTCAATGATGATTATCCCGAAAATAAAAATATGAGAATTGTAAATAAAAGAGATAATAAGATTCAAGTATTAACAGATGGAAAATGGCAATACAGATATAAGGATGAAGCAGTTAAATATGCTTTCGATGATAGTAACGAACGATTAGAGCAATTTTATGTGGAGAAATCACATAAATTTCGAAAATTTATAAAGTTATGTTGTGAAGATATTATAAAAAATATACATGAGTGTGAACCGGAGTTAATGAAGGAGTTATACAAAGAAATGGATTTGATATTATTAAATGGATGTTAGAAATCTACAATTTCGTCAAGCACTAAGAGAACCCCCGCCATGTCCACTTCCCCCACTAAACATATTAGTTCCTGTTCCTCTTGATTCCCCCCATAGCCAATTATATTGGTCTTTTTGTTCTATATTTTTGAATGTGGGATTAAAATCAGGTATTTGAATATCATTTTTATTCACTTCGTTATAAGAACTATCAATACCTGTACAATTGCCAGTTTTATTAGTAGTTTCATTTACACTATTGCTATTCCAGTTTTCTCCTTGTAATCTACAAGGCCAATCTTTCTTTTTAGTTTCTTTTACAATCCATTTAGTAAAATTTCTATCTGTTCCTATAAAATTTATTGGTTTATCACCAATAATATCATATTCTAAACCGTCTTCTTCATTACCAATAACAGTATTAGTATTTTTCAAATTGGAATCGCAAATAATTTTAGGTGAAAATTTATGAGTTGATTTCTTATCACTTGTTTTTTCTATATTACCATTTCCTATACTCATATTATTTACAAAAACAGTTTTATTTTTAACAATGACATCGACAACAACGCGTTTATCATAGTATTTATTGGTTTCGTGAATAAAACAATCTATAATATAACGTTTAGTCCCGTCATTAAAAAATTGTGTAGTAACATGTTCAAAATCTACAAACCTAAATTCTAAATTCATATCCTTATTCACCTTTTTAAGAATTGGTTTCATAATTTTCTTAAGTTCTCTTTTATCTTTTGCGGTTATATTAAAATTGTATTTACTACTAATATGATAATCCTTATTCCCTTTCTTATAAATATTATCGTGTTTACCTATAAATCCGTTTTTAATATCAGTTTCTTTATGAAAATCGTATAAACTTTTAGTAAAATAACTATTAAAATTCTCTTGCTTTGGTTCAAGTAATTTAGCAATCGCAAATAATATGACTAAGTAAATTATATATATTACTGTTTGCATTTAAAGTATAAATAGAAAACTTTTTATTATAAATATTAGTAAAATAAATAAAAATTAGTATATAAAATAAAATTGATATAAAAATAATTATAAATAAAATAATAAATGGAAATTATATCCGATGAAATTTTCAAAATTAAAATTAAACCTAGAAAAGATAAAAAATATATTCTAAATAAAACTCCAGAAAAAAATATAATTGGTGTAATACCTTTTTTCTGGAATAAACCTAATATAAATCGTTATGATAAAAAATATTACCTAAATCATAACTATTTCCTATTAGATAATAATGAAATAATTAAAATTAAGGTTAGAGATAAAAAAAAAACGGAAACTTCAGAAACCTATAAAAAAATAATCAAAAAACAAATTGTTAAATTTTTTGAAGAGAAATATGATACAGAAGGACTTAAATTGAAAAATATAATTGATATTTTAGATATATTAGAAGGTAAAATAAGAATATTTCTTATTAATATTAATACAAATAAGAAAATTTATAAAGTATTTAGTAAGGATACAAAAAACCTAGAACAAAAAAATATTTGTAGATATTTGATTTATTTTAATGACCCAGAATTAGAAAATACAGAATTATTAAATAATATGTATCAAATGGAAGAAAATGAATACATATTAAATAAAACACTAAGTTTAGTAGAAGAAGAAAAAATTTTAGAACTAAAACTTAGGACTATTTATAAAAAAATGATTTTTTAATCAATTATCATAATAATTCTTTTAATCAAAATAATTTTTTTCAAAAGAATCTAAATCTATATCAGAACCACCGTCAGAAGCTTCTGATTGAATATCTGCCAGTGCTAAACTAATTTCTTCTTCTGTACTATGCGTATTATTTTCGGGTTTATTTTTAATTATTTCTGAAATAGGTGTGCTTTTTCTTTTTTTCTTATCTTTTTTTGATTTTTTATTTGTTTGTGAAATTATATTATTTTCAACCCCCGAATTTTGATCTAAACTTTTTCCAACAATCTCCAAATCTGATTCTGTAATCTCTATAATTTCTCCCATATCTGTATTATCCTTATTATCTTCTTCAAAATGAACTTTTTTAGATTTATTACCCTTTGGATTTTTTTTCTTTAATATAGATTTAACTTCTTCTTGATTTTCTTCTATACTTATATCATTTGTTTCGATACTTATATCATTTGTTTTTATATTTTGTTCAGCTTCTTCTATATTTTTACTGTTACCTTTTATATTCTTATTAAATATTAATTCAGAAGTAATATTTGTATTTATTACTACTGCGGTTATATCCATAACAAATATAACCCAAAAATATTTTATAATATTTTTATTCTTTAAGTTTGATAGGATAAAATGAAAAACTATATAAATTATAGTTCCGTATATCAATATTGAAGTATTTTTTTTATTAGTGTCTTGTTTTTTTAAAAATGACGATTTATCAAGTAAATAGTAAAACATATATGTAATTAATAAAATTATAACAAAAAATATTAAAAATATAAACACACTCAAATATATATAAATTTATATTTCAAATATTCTACGTTTCTCTGATTTAGTAAAACAAATGGAACATCTCTTTTTTAATCCACATTTTTTACATACTATATGATTACACTTATCATATATAAATTCAATATCATTTTCATTACATCTATTACATTTATATTTATCTTCCTCTGTCTCACCCTTTAAATAAATCTTTTTCTCTATTGTGGAATGATCACAAGGACATTTATCAGTAATCATTTGCGAACATTCGTTACAAACTACCAAGTGACCACAAGGCATAATAATGACAGACGGTATATTAACCATACATACAATACAAGTTCTTTTTCCTTCTATGTCTTTTTGAATTTTGAATTGAATAAAATTAATTTCTAAATTATATTTTTTAACATCTTTAAATTTTAGTTTGAAACCCTGTTTCATAAACCAATTTATTATGTAATATTCTTTATTTTTGAGTGATTCTATATACATTTTATTCAGTTCTTCTTCATTCAAGTAATGGAAATAATTAACCAATTCTATTTGTGAAACAATATCACTCTTATATAATTCTAATACCAATTCTCCTTTTTTCTCGTAATTACTATCTAAATATATCTGTAATATTTCCATTTGGTCTTCTTCATTTTCTTCATATCTATTGAATAAACCCAAACCATTAAAACCCGTTCTAGATTTATTTAAATCTATACCATCATTTATAAGTTTTCTAAATGTATCCATAGAATAAATATTATATGCTTGAATTTCAAATTCTTGTATAATTGTTTTATATTTTTCTTCCCCTATAATTGAAATTATTTCATTTAAGGTTTCTATATTATATTTAATAATTTCATCTTTTATTATTTTTAAAATATTTTCATTTGTAAAATCATATTTCTCTTTCAAGAAATTAAAGACTATTTTATTATCTTGTGCTCGAGTAAATAAATTATCAATAAAATATCTATAATAATTATCCTCATATGACACAAATGATATATCTATACTTTTATTTTTTAATGAATAATAGAATTTGAAATCGAGAGTTTTTGTATTTTCATAATGTTCTGGTAGTAAAAATCTTTCAATGATTTTATGTTCATCCAAGAAATTAAGGAGATGAATTAATAATTCATCTCTACTAGAATCTACCATTATTACAAAATTCGTGTATATATTACAAATAATATATGATATAATATGGTTTCCATAATCATTATATGAAGAATATCTTAAACTAATATTATGTTCCAACAGAAACAATATTTTTTGTTCGTAACATTCTAACTGTTTTATACCCATTTCATCTTTTTCCCATAAATAATCTTCGTCATATAATTCATTTGCCATTGTTGACAGTATCCTTGGTTTAAAAGTATCATAGTATTCTCTTATAAATTCAATATTCGGATTTTTGAATATATATACAAAGTATAAATCTAAATTAATAGTTTTGTCATTTATGTGTCGATAAGTATCTAAATAATGTTTATGATATTCTAAATCGTCACAATACAAACATAATATTTTATAAGTATCAAAATATTTTTCCAAAGAATATCTAGTATCTATATCGGGAAAATCATAAACTGTTTTATAAAACAAATGTGGATATTTATCAATAATCTGTTTTATAATAGTCATTTTATCAAATTTTAATTCTCGTTTTGATTTGAATATTTGAACTAATAATAAATCCGCAAATACGCGATATGATTTTATTATATTATCCAATACTTCATAATCTAAAATATACATAATATCTTCTACTTCAAATAATTCAATATTGTAAATTATATTAGTGATATAGAGTGGATATTTAGATTGGTGCTCTTTCTGGCTACTGACGAATTTTTTTAGAATATTTCTAAATAATTCTCTTTCATTTTTATATAACAAATATTCAAAGACATTATATATTGTAAAATCATCCAAATCCAATCTAAATTCATAAATTATTTTTTCAGTTACAATATAATAAAGTAAATCATAAATCTTTAATTGTATGCTCCTTTTTATAATATATTCTATACTATTATAATTAGTATTATCTACAAGGTATTTTAACATTGTAACATATTTTTCTTGGAAAAATAGTCTGGCATAAAGATTGTAATAATAACTATTATTAGGAATTAAATTTTTTTCATACAAATATATAAAATCGTCAAATCTTTTCTTCCTTATCATTTTAGTTATGTATCTACTGAAGAAATTCTCCTTATCTTCATATTTGTTAAATACAGACTTGCTATTATTATTAGATAAAATACATATCACTTCATTATAATCTTCTATATAATCCTTCTCTAAAATAAAGTATAACAGAATATTTTGTGCTTCATTTTTAAGTGCATACCTATAATGTTTTTTATTGAATTCCGTTTCATATTTTTGTATTTCTATATATTTTTCTAAATTATCTTTTTCAATTACTTCTATAAGTTTTTTATTCATATTTTCATAAGATTACATATTACATATTTTTATATTATATTCAATTTTATTTATATAGTTATTCTAGAATTATGAATCTATAGATTCTTTACATAGTTAGAATTATAGATTCATAATTCTTTACATAGTTAGAATTATAGATTCATAATTCTTTACATAGTTAGAATTATAGATTCATAATTCTTTACATAGTTAGAATTATAGATTCATAATTCTTTAATAACTAAAGTTTTCTTTTGATGAACAAAAAAATAAAAGTATAACAGTAATAATCCCGCGACAATATAATAAGTTAGTAGTATAATATAAATAATAGGCATTTATATAAGTTTATTTCCATATATTTAAATATTTTATAATAAATAATGAATCATATTGGAGAGAAAGAGTTAGGTTTAGAGGAATTAGTAGATACTTTATTTAATAATCCTCCGAAAGACCCTAAATCATTTGGTATTTCATTTGTAAATAAAGATAGTATTACTGATTTAAAAGAGGTATTTGAAAATTTATTAATACTTTTCACAGAGGGAATGAAAATTCTATATGGGAATAATGGAACAGTTAATTTAGATATTTTAACAGAAAATGATATAAATAATTTCAATAAATATATGAATAGTATAGGATTGAAATTATTAGTAGATATTAGAGTATTAGAGGAAGGAATAAATCAAGATTATAGTAAGTTTAAATATACAAATATTAATATTACTAGCCGAACTAAATTAAATGAATTAAAATTACCATTCTTAACAAAAAGTAAAGTTTACATTATTTCATTTGATTTTATTTAATTTAAATTCCTTCGTAAATTTATTATATATTATTATAATATATGACAAAGAAAAATCCATTAAATAGGCAACCTATTCATTATGCTTGTATAAAAGGAGATATTAAAAAAGTAAATCAATTAATGAAAGAAAAAGGTTTCAAATTAAATGTTAAAGATATAGATGGTTTTACACCTATTATGTTTGCTTGTCACCACGGGCATTTAAATATTTTCAATAAATTATTAAAAGTAAAGGGTGTAAATATAAATATGAGGACTTATAATGGTAAAACTTGTTTAATGTTGGCAGCACAAAAAGGACATATTAAAATTGTTAATAAATTATTATCTCTAGGAGCAAAAACGCAATTTAAAGAAAGAAAAAGGACAAAAAGGTCTTGTAGGACAAGAACCGCTTATAATATGGCGAGAATGTGTGGACATAATAATATTGTTAAAAAATTAAGTAAAAAAAAAAATAGTAAGGTTCAAAAAGCAAAAAAAAAAGTGATAAGTAATAAGCAAAAAGGTGGTTCTACCACTGGTAGTTGTGATACTTTACAAAATTGTTGGGAATGTATAAATCCGGGTTGTACAGACAAAGGTATAGGTGTGTTAAAAACCGCTTTAGAAGGAAGTAACTATTTTAATGCTATAATTAATTCGGCAGGTGAATATCCTATGTTTGATATTTCGTTAAAAGAGATTGATTTAAACCAATTTTTAGAAAAAATTAAATTGAAAGAAGTAATGTTAAATTTTTTATTACTAAAATTAGAAATAGAAAAGAGTATTTTAACTATAAATTACTCTACTGTTGGTGGAAAAGAAATAAATTTCATAATAAAATTAAATATTAGAAAATCAGTGCTTCCCGATGAAATTAAAAGTGCATCACTGCTTGGAAAAATTACTAGAAAAATAGCTAAAAAAATGGCGAGGTCTATAACTGTTTGGGTATTGGGTCAAGAAGATATTACTATAGACTTTAAAATATCAATACCAAAAATACAAATATATAATAAAAGTGATGATACTATGGTCGAAAATATATCTGTGATAAAAATTTCTTTGACAATGGGTTTAAAAATACAAGGTATTATTACAATATTTAGATCTGTTGCTTTAAGCCGTATAATTGCATTGAGTTCAAAAGTCGAAAATTTAAAGGTGGCAGCAAAACCTCTTGAAAGCCTTGGTGTTCCATACTATACAAAAATGTATAACACTATTAAGAGTAAAATAACAAACGAAGACATTACAGATAACATTTTTATAATTATAGGGATATTTTTAAATGATCCTCATTATGAAATTGCTAAAAACTCTGTACACGAATATGAAACAGAAACAGAAAATTATACAGCTAATTATTACAAAAAAATTTTAATTGAACTATATATATTGTACAATCCGGATAAAATAAACACTTTACAGGTTTCATATTATACTTTCGATAAGCTTTATCAAATGATAAAAGTTGGTAAAGGGGATTTAAATTTATTATATGATTTTTGTAAAACAGATGTAATAGAAAGAAAAGTAGAATATTCTTTTACTATAGACGAAGATGGATCGAGTATGGGAGGTGTAACCTTGAAAATAGGCGAAGCAAAAAAATTAACTATTGATGATTTTGTAAAAAGTTTTAAAGGTCAACTTATAGATAATTCGAATCCAAGAGTAGAAGACTATGAAATATCATTTTATTATGATACTGGTGGTGATTATTTATCCCAAGATATAAGTAGCTTATACCCGGTATTAGAGCTAGTATTTAAGCTATATAATAATTTTATCAATTCAACTATTAGTGCATAATTAGAAGATATTACCGCAGAGACTGGAGCATAATTTAAGTGTCGAACTTTAAAAAGGAGCAAAAGTATAAAAAAAATATTTTAGTTAAATAACAATATTGTTAGTTTATAATATAAAAAGTATATTTATCAAAACAATAAATCCTTAAATTTATTTTCTAACTATATTATAAATGTCAACAAAAAAAAAGTCTAAATCTTGTTCTGCTTGCCAGGATATTGTTGCTTGTTCTAATTGTCACGGGTGTAAAGTATGTGCGAAATGTGTAGATTGTACCAATTGTCATTGTTGTGTTAAATGTGTAGATTGTGAAAAGTGTGATAGTTGTCAAAATTGTAAAAAAAGTAAAGGATGTAAATCTTGTACCGATTGTTCCAATTGCGAAGGATGTAAAAAATGCTCTTGCTGTAAAGATTGTGTCAAATGTGATACTTGTTGCGATTGCTCAAATAGTGCGAATTGTAAGAGTTGTTCAAAATGTAAAGACTGCGTAGACTGTGGAAATTGTGTTAACTGTAAAGAATGCGGTAAGTGTAAAGATTGCCTCAATTGTAAAACTTGCGATAACTGCTCTAACTGTAAAAAATGCGATAATTGTGTCGATTGTAAAAAATGTAAAGATTGCGTTAATTGCGTAAACTGTGTAGACTGTGTCGACTGTGTCGATTGTGAAGGTTGCGTAGGTTTAAAAGGAGCAAAAGGTGTAAAGAAATAAAAATCAAACTAAAATATATAAAAAATGAAAAATAAAATATATAAAAAATAAAATATATAAAAAATAAAACAATATTGTTAGTTTATAATATAAAAAGTTTATTATAATTATATTATATGGTAAATTGGATATTTGATTTAGATAATACATTATATCAACAACCCTATAATAAATTTAATTACAATAAACTTTTTCATTCCAGAATACTTAATACAAAATTAAAAGCATTACAAGGTAAGAAAATTATGTTTACCAATGGTAATTTATTTCATACTTTAAGGTGTATAAAGTTATTAAAAATGGAAAGATTATTTCATAAGATATTATGTAGAGAGTTAACTGGTTTTAAACCAGAATTTAATTCATATATAAAATTATATCATTATGCGAATATAGGTATAGATGAACCGTGTATTTTCTTTGAAGATACAGTGGAAAACTTAGTAGAGGCAAAAAGATTTAAATGGAAAACAGTTTTAATAGGTGATTTTAATAAAGATATATTGGATAGATATCCGCAAATAGATTTATTATTTCCAGATATTAATACTGCGTTAGATTATTTTTTAGATACCTAAATTAAATTCTATGTATATAGTAAGTATGTCTAAGAAAAAAAATGGAGTAAAATGTGTATTTAAGAAGGACGATTTTAATAGTGCGGACGGAATGTTAACTTATGTATGGGGACCTAGTTTATGGCATTTTCTTCATACTATGAGTTTTAATTATCCCATTAAACCTACCAAAGAAGATAAGAAAAACTATATGAATTATATAAAATCATTAGAGCATATATTACCTTGTAGATATTGTAGGGAAAATTTAAAAAAAAATCTTAAAAATACAAATTTCTCTATGAAAAAAATGAAGGATAGAGAAACATTTTCCAAATATATTTATGACCTTCATAATCATATTAATACTATGTTACTTAAGAAAAATACTATTAGTTATGAAGAAGTTAGAAGCAGATATGAGAATTTTAGGTCTAGGTGTAGTTCAAAAAAAGCAGAAAATAATAATAATAATAATAAGAATAATAATAATAAAAATATAAAAGGTGTAAACAATATTAAATTTAGTTGTAAGAGAACTAAAAAGTGTATGAAAATGTGTAAATGTATGAATAAAAAAAAAAAAGAAAAAGGATGTACTACTCCTTTGAATGGAGTTAAATCCAAATGTTTAATTCGAATTGTTCCTTTAAAAAGTAAGAAAAAAACATTTAATATGGATCCAAAATGTATGACAACTGTTAATAATAAAAATTGATATTATTTTATATATGAATATGAATAATTTAACACCAATAACATTTGAAATAGAAGATTCAACAAATTGGCAAAAATTCTTGGATGAAGAAGGGTATGTAGTTATAAAAGATATATTATCAACAGAAGAAAACAATACTGTATTTAATTTATTTAGGAATGATATAAATTCAGTATCTTCTGCGTTTGATATTTCAGATTCTTCGACATGGAAAATAGAGAATACTCCTTTAATGTATGGAAATGGAATGGGTGTTTTCAATGGTTTCGGGCAATCTAATTTTATGTGGGAATTGAGAACCAATCCCAAAATTCAAAATATATTTAAAAAAGTTCATAATTGTAAAGAATTAGTTACTAGTTTAGACGGTTTTTCGTTATTTGTTAATAAAAATCAAAAATCTAAATCTTGGTTACATATAGACCAAAACCCAGTAAATACTATTTATTCAGTTCAAGGTTCCTATAATTTATTTGAAGTAGGAGAACAAGATGCTGGATTTATTGTAATTCCTAAATCTCACTTAACTTATAAACCGGAAGTGAAACATAAAAAGGATTGGATTATGGTTGACCAAGAAGAGTTTATTGGTTCTGCTACAAAATTAGTAATTCCTAGTAATTGCTTTACATTATGGAATTCAAAACTTATTCACGCTAATGTAGGAATTCCTAAAACCAACCAAACAACACAAGAACGTATTAATAGATTAACTGCTTATATTACCTATATACCAAAAGAAAAAAGGTCTCAAGAAATATTAATAAAGAGAATCGAAGCTTATAAAAATGGAAAAACGACTTCACATTGGGCAAATAAATGCGAACTTAAAACATATCCATTTGGATTTAAAATAAGATATGAATCAAGGGGATTTTTAAATATAATTCCTAAATTAAATGACAACGGTGAAATACCTATGGAAAGATTAAATTTATTATAAATTATGTTTTATTACTACTGCGTTTTCTTACTACTGCACGTTTGCTTATACTTTATTTTTTCTTTTTAATTATTTTAATTTATAATTATTTAATTTTATACTAATTTAAAAGTTATTTCACAAATTCATTATAAAATGACAACTATTTTAAAAAGAGTTTCTAGCTATATATTAAATAAAAATAATAATTTTTTTAGTCAAAGTTTAACTAGTAGTATTTACAATATAGAAAAAATAGAATTAAATAATCAAAATGAAAATATAATTCGAGGTGGAAAAGACAAATATGAACTTTTAAATCAAGGTTTAGAAGGAATAAACCAAATTGGTATTATTGGTTGGGGTTCTCAGGCACCCTCTCAATATCAAAATATCAATGATACTTTAAGGTCTATAGGTTCAAATATAGATTTAAAGATAGGATTGCGAGAACATAGTAATTCGTATAATAAAGCATTACAGACAAAAGGAGTTAATGAATGTAATATTGGGGAAATGTATGAAGTATTAGAGGAATCAGATATGAATATTTTATTAATATCGGACGCAGCCCAATGTGATAATTATGAAAAGATATTTGAGAGGTTAAAACCAGGTTCTACTTTAGGATTATCTCACGGTTTCCTATTAGGACATTTAAAAAATGAAAACAGATATTTCCCAGAAGATATAAATGTGGTAATGATGGCACCCAAAGGAATGGGTCCTTCTCTTAGGAAATTATATTTACAAGATAAGGGTATTAATTCCAGTATTGCGATAGAACAGGATATAGACGGTAAAGCAATAGATAGGGCAATTTCTTGGGGTATTGCTTCAGGTTCCCCGTATATTTTCGAAACAAGTATGGAAAGGGAATATATAAGTGATTTATTTGGAGAAAGGGCAATTTTATTAGGGGGTATTCACGGAATAGTAGAATATTTATATAAGCAAATGATAAGATTTAATGCGAAAGATAAGGCATTTATAATGGCTAGTAAGAATTTAACTACTTTAATAAGTGATAGGATTTCACAAAAAGGATTATTAGGTTTATATAATTCGCTAAGTTATGGAGATAAGTTAATTTTTAGAGATAATTATGAAAAAAGTTATGTTATTTGTAAAGAATTATTTAATGAAATTTATGAAGAGGTAGCAAGTGGGAATGAAATAAGAAGTGTAATATTAAATGTAGATAAACCAATGAGTAAAGTAGATAATGGTGAAATGTGGCAAATATGTAAAAAGTTAGAGGAAAATAATTATAAAGATTATACTGATAAAAAGACAATAGATTTTAGTTTTGACGTTTATTTACAAGACGATTATTATTTTATGTATCATATTTGTCCTCGTACTGCTGGGGTTTATATAGGTGGTATGATGGCACAAATAGATATTCTATTGGAAAAAGGGTATTCTTATTCTGAAATAATAAACGAGACAATTATAGAAGCAACTGATTCATTAAATCCATATATGAATGAGAAGGGAATCGCACATATGATAGATAATTGTTCTACAACGGCTAAATTAGGTGCGAGAAAATGGGCTCCTAGATTAGAGAGTTTATTGGAACAGAATATGTTTAATGATCAAGGAAAATTGGGAGATATAAATAAATTTACAGAGCATAAAATACATAATGTTGTAGAAGAATTATATAAGTATAAATGAATTTATTGTCAAAGATTTATTGTCAAAGACTTATATATCGTCAATTGACTTATATAAATTTATAGTATTAATATATATATGTCAATATTATCAGATGTATTTTATAATTATTTATTTGGTATGAAAAAAATGAAGGAGATAAAAAAAAATGATACTGATAAATTTTATTATTTATCATTAATCAAAGAAACAGAAGGTTGGTCTATACACGGTTTATGGCCACAATATAATAAAAACCAATATCCTTCATTTTGTAGAGAAGTCAATTTTGATATAAATAAATTGGAACCAATATTAAAAGATTTAAATGAGAAATGGTATAGTGAAGATAATAAAAATGAAAATTTTTGGAAACACGAATGGGAGAAACATGGAAGTTGTATGTTTACAGAATTAGACGAATTTGAATATTTTGAAAAAACATTAGAATTATTTGATACTGCTTTACAAATAGATTTACCTGGTGATTTTTATAATGAAGAAACTAAAAAATGTTTAATACCCCTTACATTAGATTTTAAATTTGATATATGAATTATTAACTTCATTTTTTTACGTTGGTTGTCATTTAATTTAAAATCCATTTTTTAATATGTTGTAGTTTTATATTCTTATAAATTTTCATTTCTCCTTCCTCTTTATCTGTATCATATTCTACTATATCAAACGTATTTTTATTTTTCCTTTCAATACAACCTTGTATTATTTTTTCTTCGTCATTGTCTTTATTTTTATTTTTTTCTTTATTTTTATTTTTGTCTTTATTTTTATTTTCTTTTTTATATTGAACTATATCTCCAACATTTATATTATTTGTTTTAATTAATTTATAATCATTTAATCTACACGGGTAAGGGGTAGGTTTATTATATCCATAAAATATTATTTTTTCAGTTTTTTGAATATTTTTAGTATTTTTATTTTTTTTAAACCATAAATATAATTCAAACAGATAATTATCATTTTTTAAATAACAATATGGTGGAATATATATATTATTTAATGGTATAACAACATTATTTAATGAATTATCGTCAATTAGAATTGTATTTTTATGATTAAAAATTTTAGAATAAAATTTATTTTCATATAAAAAATCTAAATTTTTATTAGGTAATCCGTTAAAATTAGATAAAGTAAATTTTTTATCATTTTTAATATCATTAAATTTTGTTATTTTATGATCATAATAAGTTCTACCAATTATAACATTTAACTTATTATATATTTCTTCTGGTAATATTTTTTTTAATAATATTTCTATATATTTATCTGTTCCCGCTGACCATATACCAACATTAAAGTTTTCTATACAATATCTTAACAAGAAGATAGCATAGTTTCTTATATATATAGTTCCTAATTGATCCTCTTTATTTATTCTTTGTGAAAAAAGTTTATATTTTGTATTTTTATCTGCTCTTAATACTTGTGTATGACCTTTTTCTTCATATACCATATGAATTAAAGTTTGGTCTAAATCAAAAATAACACATAATTTATTTTTATCATTATTTTTTTTTTTAATTACTATATTATTACCTGCTTTATTAGTTTTAATTTTATTTACAATCATTTTTTTTTTGTATCTTTTGTTTTTTTTTACTGATGATTTTTTATTAAAACTTTTTTTTTTCATTATATATATATAATATATTTAAACTAAATAAGAATAAATTAAATCATTTTCATCGATTTTCTTAAAATTAAAATTATTTTCTCTAAGTTTTTCTTCTAATTCTAAATTATATTTAGTTTCTAAACCTACTAATACATTTCCATAATTTTTATTAGTTTTTTTAATATATTCAAATCTGGTAATATCGTCTTTTGTACCTAAAACATTTATAATAAATTTCTTAAGTTCTTTAGGTTTCTGTGAAAATTCTATAATATAATAATGTTTTAGACCTAAATAAATCAAGTTTTTCTCTAATATTTCCGGATATCTCATAATATCATTATTTCCTCCAGATAAAATACATACAATATTTTTATCTTTTATTTCCTCTTTATCTAAATAATTTAACGCACTAACACTTAAACAACCTGCTGGTTCTAATATAATACCTTCTTCTTGATATAAATTTATCATTTCGTGGCATAATAAACCATTATCTATTACTTTTATATCGTCTAGAGATAAAATATTTTTAGTAATATCAAAATTAATACCTCCTACCTTACCTACACTTGCCCCGTCAACAAAAGTATCCAGGTTTTTTATTTGAAAAGGTTTACCTATATTAATTGCTTGATACATAGAATCGGCACCTTTTGGTTCAACACCTATAATTTTTTTATTTTTATAGAAACTTCCTAAACCGGAAATTAAACCTCCTCCTCCAATTGAAGATATAATAATATCTGGGTCTATATCTTGTGAAATCTCATATCCAAGAGTTCCTTGTCCTTCAATAATATCCAAATCATTATAAGGATGGATAAATAATGAATTATTGGAATCTGAAAATTCTATTGCTTTTTTTAAACATTGGTCAAAATCATTACCATATCTAATAAGTTCCATATCAGAATTCCCGAAATTTTTAATTCTACCTATTTTCTGTGAAGAGGCTATATTGGGAACGTAAATAGTACTCTTTAAATTTAATAAATTACACGCGTAAGCAACTCCTTGAGCGTGATTTCCAGCACTCGCACATACAATATGATTTCTTACAGTTTCTTTATTAGTTTTATTAGTAATCAAAGATTCCGTCGATTCCTTCAAGTTTTTTGCTTGTGATTTTTGATCTAAACTTTTTCCTTTATTAGAAATCATAGTTTCCTTCAAGTTTTTTGCTTGTGATTTTTGATCTAAACTTTTTTCTAAAAAGTTTTTAATAATTTTATTTAATGAACCACGGATTTTAAATGACCTTGTTTTTTGTAAATCTTCTCTTTTTAGATAAATATTTGCTCCGTATTTTCTTGATAAACGCTCATTAAATTCTAGAGGTGTTTTATTAATGAAGGGTTTTATTTTATAGTATGATTTTATAATATTATCAATTTTAGGCATATATTATTTTAGTATAAAAATGTTAAATTATGAATTTAAAAATTAAATTTATTTTAAATTATATAATGAAAAAAAACTGCCCCCTGTTTTTAATAAATAGAAGACAACGCCCTGAAAGATTATTACATACAATAAATGAATTAAATAAAGTAGGATTAACAGATTATATTATAAGAAAAGAGGCGTGCGATGTAGAAAGAGCAAAAGAATTAAAATATGAATATATAAATGAAGAAGTGGTTGATAATATTGAAAGAGAGTTAAAAAGTTGTAATATTATACCAAAATGGGAAGGTGTTGCTTGTGCCATATCACATATGGAATTATGGAAAAAAATAGTAGAAGAAAATATGAAATACGCTATTATATTGGAAGACGATAATGAAATATATGATATAGATAAATTTAACTGGGTTTATCATAAAGCGTTAAAAAAAATAAAAAAGGGCGAACATTCTTCATTATTTATATCATTATGTTCTAATACAAGACCCGAATTTAAATATTTTATAGAAGAAAATATATATAAACCTACCGGTTTCTTTACAGGGACATCATTTTATTTTATAAACCTTGTAGCAGCAAGGGATCTTATAAAGAAACTT